TATTTTCCAGATCATGTTCAGTAACATCTTCATTTTCTACATGAAACCGATCCACACTATTCTTTTCAATTTTACAGTTCTGCAAATTGCCGGGAATATCCAACCATACAGGTCCGGGTCTCCCCTCAGTGCAAATATGATGTGCCTTATCTAAATGGAATAGAATATCATTTTCATTTGTTACACATTCTGCATACTTTGTCATGTTTTTAACAGAGTCAGTAACAGAAAATCCCTGAGTACCCAGCATCCTAAGATCATGGTGTTCTTCTACAAAATTTGTTGCTTCTTGTCCAGATATGATCAAACAAGGAATAGAATCTGCCCAATTACTTAGATTACCAGTAATTGCATTGGAAGCACCACCACCAGCAGTTACTATGACAGCAGCAAGATTACCGCTTGCCCTATAAAAAGCACCAGCAGACATCACCGCTGCTTGTTCATGATGAACATAAACAACTTTAGTAAATCCCCTTCTGATGATAGAGTCAAATAAAGGTAGATTTGTTGCTCCGGTGATCCCAAAGACTATTTCAATTTTGTTATCTTCTAGAAACTCCGCAATTGCATCACACACTTTAATCATCTGATATATTTACCATATAAATTTGTTCTTGTAGTAATTTACTATGCCTTCTAGTTCATCATCAAATATCTTCTGTGGCTCCCAACCAAGGGACCGTAGCTTAGAATCATCTAATGAGTATCTCAAATCTTGTCCAGCCCTAGAGCAAGACATATCGACATAATCATTTATATCATAGTCATCAGATTTTGTCAACACATATAATAGCTTTTTAACGGTGTCGATATTTGCTTGCTCAAATCCACCGGCAATATTATAAATTTCATTCTGAACACCGGAGTCAATTATTTTCAAAACTGCGTTTGCCGTATCTTCAGCGTGCAACCAATTGCGAATAGGTGTTCCGTTATTGTGCAGTGGAATTTTCTTTCCTAGTTTTAAATACTTACACGCTTTTGGAATTAACTTCTCGACATATTGACCAATACCATAATTATTTGTAGGACGAACAATGACATACGGTATATCATACGTTCTAGCCCAAGCAAGAATAAGCATGTCTGCGGCTGCCTTTGTCGCAGAATATGGATTGGATGGTTTTAATAGATGAGTCTCCGTGTGTGATCCATCGACAATATCACCATAAACCTCATCCGTACTAAAATGGAGCAAAGTAGGAACATTTGAGGTCTCTTGTCTGTAGTTTCTAATCAATTCCAATATATTATGTACACCATTTATGTTAGAAAAAACAAAATCATCACTATTTGTGATAGAGTTACCAACATGAGTCTCTGCTGCTGTATTGATAATGTAATCACAATCGTAAAGAAACTCCAATTCATTTATATCACAGTGAACAAATGAGAAGTTTTCATACTGTTGAAATTCATCCAATAGATTGTTATTGGCAGCGTATGTCATGCTGTCAACACCCTTGACATACCAGCCACGATCAAGACACAATCTCGTCACATAAGAGCCAATAAAACCTAAACAACCAGTAATATATACAATTTTCATAATATTATGTCACTTTCCATAAAGTTATAGAGGATAAATTTGGATTTAAGGCTCTAGACAAATAATTTACATTAGATCCTGTGGTGCAAATCAAAAAGTCTGTTGTTGACATTAAATATGACTCTAGTATAACATCCTCTGCTATTTTATATTGATAATTTTCATCATTATTTCTACCCGATTGATTGTAGATTGGGTGGGAGTGTAGTGGTTTGTTACTGCTACTTCGTAATGCATCATAAAAAATTACCTTATCACCAAAATAGTTTTTTACATTTAAAAATTTTTCCTGTTCATCTGAGCAAACAAATAATTTATCATAATCTTCTAATCTACTCTCAACCTCTTTAATTATTTCTTCTTTGTCATCATCGTTCCTATGGGGATGATCTGTTGCTCTAATGTGTAAACCTAAAATTTTGTTTCCATCAAAATTAAGTTTTTTAAAGTTATCTAACTTTAATTGAATGTTATCTTTTAATTTTAGATTCCTTTTAATTATATCGTTATATTCTTCTCTTCTTTTTTGAACAGTCTCTTTAGTATTAGGTTGTATTAACTCATGAATGAATTCATTATCCTCACTGAAAATTGTTCCAGAAACTAATTTAACTTGGTCAATCGATTCAATGAAGTCAATATCAGGTTGATGAAAAAAATGATCCCAAGTATTAATATTATCAACACCTGATTTATAAATACAATTTGAAAAATCTATATAATATTTTTCATTAGGGATACTATAAATGGTTCTCAAAACTTGCCAAATATAACCACACATACCACAAGGTTCAGTCGGGGATATTGCAACATATTTTTCTGTTGTCATAGTTCTATCTCCTCTAAAAGTTTTATTCTATCTTTAAATTGCTGACCCTCGCCGTCATGTACAGCATCAACGACACCCCTACCATGAAAACCGAAGCAGTTGTCTAAGTTATATTCACACTCTAGGATTTTTGATTCTAAGGAAAATCTCATAGCAACCTCAACCGGAGCATATTTGCACCCATTTGCTGTAAAGTAGTCATAATAATCATTAGTCAATTCACCGTCATCATGTCTTCCTAGATGCTTTATGTATCTACACAATTCGATAAATTTTTTACTCTTAAATACAAAGCCACCATTTCCTACTCGGTTTCTTTGTCCTTCATCTTTCCAAGGTGCTCCAATATAATCATATTCAAAAAACTCATTTTGCCACAAATTGGGGTTAATTATAAAACCATCATCATGAATTCCAAGATAATAATCAGTCTCTATTAAATCTGGTAATGTTTTATATGAGTGCAAGGATCCCTGTTGATGTGTAGTTTGTTCAGTTTCAACAAACCGTATGGACTTTGGCAAATTATCTGGTTTTTTGTTTGAGATCAAAATCATCTCAGCAAAATCTATATCTCTGGAGCTATACAAAAGAGCTTTGGCACTTTGAATTGGATCAACACAATTCACAGAAACCATAGTAACATTAGTTAGATCTAACTTAGCCATCAAAAAATTTCCCAACAACGTCATCAATATAAGTTAATTGCTCATCAGTAATCACTGGACTTGTTCCTAAAAAGAACGTATCAGTCGTAATTTTACGGGCATTCGGATACTTTTCAATTACTTCGTTCTGATCCATCAATCCCGCATACGCTGGTTGCAACATTATGTTTCCAGCAAAATATGGACGAGTCTGTATCATATTGTTCTCAAGATAGTCGATAATGTCTCGTCTCTTAAATGGAGCACTGTCCTTTATAGTCAATGCAAAAGCAAACCATGCAGGATCGGAGTGTTCCGTCGCCTTTGGGATAACAAAATATTCATCGTACTTTGAAAAAATCTCACAAAGACGCTTATGGTTATGCTTTCTCTTCTCTATGATCTCAGGTAATCTATCTAACTGAACAAGACCCATCGCTGCCTGTAGATCTGTTGGTTTTAAATTGTAACCAATCTCATCATAAACATACTTATGATCAAAGATTTCATCTGGAAGTGCTGGTAACCAATTCGAGAACCTATTCTTGCACGTACCGTTCTTGAGAAGACCGGCTTTCTTCCCAACACAATAACAACCCCGACCCCATTCACGAAAACTTCGTGCAACAATCTCTTGATTTTTTGTATTGCAAGCAACAAAACCACCCTCACCCATAGTAATATGATGTGCAGGATAAAAAGAGCAAGATGCAAAGTCACCAAAGCTGCCCAGAGGTCTATCTCGATGGGTCGATCCCAATGCATCACAACAATCCTCAAGAAGAATTAGACCATACTCATCAACAATCTCCATAAGTCTGTCCATGTTTGGTGGATTACCAAGAACGTGAGCAAAGGTAATAACCTTACAGCCCTCTTTGGCTCTCTCTTCTACTTGTTCCAAGTTTAGGTTCAGTGTATCTAGATCAATATCAACAAAAGCAGGCTCAAATCCTACTTGAAAAATTGGATTGATTGTTGTAGGAAATCCTGCAATCGGAGTGATTACCTTTGTGCCCTTGGGCAGATTTGCTCCTCTTCGAGATGTGAGAGCAGACATCATTATAAGATTTGAGCTACTACCACTATTAGTAAGAACACCAAAATCTTTACCCATTAATTTTGGAAACTTATGTTCAAACCTAATACCGGCTTGACCAAGAACGAGCCACCCATTAAGCAGGGACTTGACAGACTCAGTGTACTCCTCAGTTCCGAAATATGGACCAGCATATTGCACCCAATCCTTACCGGGAGTCCAAGTCTTCTCGTCATTCTTTTTTGTAATATACTCTTCTACTAGTTTTAGAATTTCTTCCATTAGTGGATTCCCATACCCCAATCGTTTAGATTTGGAATATTATATTTTTTAATACTTTCTTTTATGAACTGCAATCTATTGTTGTCATTAACATTATTTTGTTTAAACAAATCAGTTCTCACTTTAAGTGGGAAATCAAAATTAGAATAAGACCACTCAAAATTTCTAACAGATTCATCATACGCAGACGAAGGAACAATATCAACATTATGCTTTAAATTGTGAACATAGTCAAGTATTTTATAAAAATATTGCTTGATCCCCACACTTCTTTTATCCATCCATTGCAAATGAGAAACAAACAAAGACGGCACATCAATTCTACCTACCGTTCCCGGATTTGGTAAGTGCTCACCATGTGTTTGTGCCTCTCTATAAACCGACCGGTTTGCATATGATCCCAATCTATCCTTATAATTTACCCCAATATTCCATGGACCATCTACTCGGATCTGATTGGTATCAGTATATTGAACCCATGGTAGATTTATTAGAACGTCTTTGTTTACTTCCAATAAAGCCTCAATTTCATCCTTAGACAACAAACCGTCCAAATATTCATCCGTATCAAGACAGATAATATTGCCGGAGTATTCCATCGCTTTATCAAATAAAGGCTGTCTTAGATTCGACTCCATCCACAAATCGTCACCATCAACACCATCATCTATTCGAATAACATCAAGTATATTATACTCATCTTTATTATCCATCAAAAAATCATACGTACCATCTGTCGATCTATCATCAACAAAAACGAAACCATCTGCGTATTCTTTCCAAATAGGTAACAATTCTTTTATCAAAAACAAGTCATTTCTAGATACAGTCATTTGAACCATCATATAGCACCACACTCCAAAGAATAATATTGTAACGTCGAGTATAAGCCATCACTTATTTCACAAGAAGAGTCCCAACCCATATTTCGTAGCTTGGTATTATCACCACAAATGTAAGAATATGAATTATCCCGATCAAGTGATTTGTCATATGAGATTGTATCATACACTCCAGTGATCTTTTGTATTTTCTTTATGACATCGGAGATCATATATTCTTTACCAGAACATATATTGTAGACACCAGAAGAAGATGACTCTAAAAGATGACCAATTGCAGAACAGAAATCATCAATATACAAATAATCAACAACAGAACTACACGAATTTAATACCACATCATTTTTATTCAAACAAGAATCAAACACTTTTGGAATAAGTCTAGTAGAAACATCATTCTTACCATAAGTGTAACAAGGACGAATCCACGACCAACCAATCCCATGATACGACAAAAATCATGAGAAACAAACCTCAATGAATTTTTTGTCAAACCATATAAGTTTACTGGTAGTTCAGTATCACTCTCTTTTGCTGGTGAGTTAATCCTACCATATTCGGAAAACGATCCAAAGCCCATAAAGTTTGGATTGTCTAGTTTTGAAATTGATTCTAAAAGTTTACATCCCACATGGACATTATCAAGTTGACCCACATCAGATATATCGCTATGAGAATTTCCCAATCCCCAACCACAATGAACCACTACATCTGGATTAAACGCCAAAAGTTTATTTTCGTAATCACCCAAAGTTTCTAATCGCAATGACAAAGTTTGAACTTCATGAGAATTACTAAAATATTCTTTTAAATTACTACCAAGATATCCATTGGCTCCAGTTAATGTAATTTTCATGAGTTTAGTCTATCAGAAACAACCGAATATATTCTATCACCAAAGTTTGCATAAGTCTCTGCAATCTTTCGGTTCTTTTCTATGAACTCAAGTCTATCCGCATAATCATCCAGAGTTAACGAATTGAGTTCAGATATCATTTCGTCCACTGTATCAAAAGTAATCATTCCCTCTTTATGAAAATAAGATTCAATGTTTGGACATCCCCAGTACACAGGAATTGTATATGTCAAAAAAGAATCAATCAACTTCTCTGTAAAATAATGACGAACCTGCTGATTTTCCACACAAAGGTGGAACATTGAATAGAAAAGATCCTCCTTCTCTCCGGTGGGTAAAGGATTTGGTGCTTCCAGAAAACACTTTCTACTTGTATGAAACATAGTAGGAATCTCTATCTCGCCCTGCCTTTTCCAAATTTCTTTTCTGATTGCATATCCCGGTCTGTCTGTGTCATACCATGATGCAAGAAAGCTAACGTCATGAATCGTTCTATCGTTCTTATCAAAGGCCTTCACTTTAGGATCAAAGTATCCCAAACCATCTGGATGATTGATCTTTCCTCGGTTGAGCCATGTTGTCCCATAGGGAAAAAGAACAGCATTCGGACAAGCATCAACTAGCTCATCATCTGCACATAGAATTAAATCATACCTGTTCGCATTCTCTACAACAGAGGACATAGGCTCTCTATTTGGGGATAACACACTCTCACTGGATAGCACCAGCACCTTGTATGCATTAGGATCATCAAACTCTTCTATTCTAACAAAGTGAATCTCAACTGGTCGAGTAAATTCTATGTCAGAATCAAAAAGATAACTTCCATTTTTAACTATAGGTTTGTATAATTTCGTAGAGTTCATCATCAGCCATTCTCAAGTTATTCACACGTTCAAAATTATCTTTAACTGCATCTAGTTTTTCTTGATACAGTTCCTCTGTTAGTTCAGAGAAATCAAAATCATCAGTCAACCGAATAATGCCGTCCGGATTAAACACTTCAAATACGTTCTCGGTTCCCCAGTAAACTGGAATTGTTCCTGTAGCAAAAGCGTCGGTAATCTTTTCGGTGTAGTAGTTATCGTAGTAACAGTTTTCAATTACAACAGTAAATCGATAATCGCGATATCCCTCCAGCTTATCAAACAAACCACCAACTCGCTCACCATTAATTGAACCAATAACATCAAAACTATCTTTGTGATTCTCTATGAGTTCGTGTCGCTTTTTCTGTCCAACTGTAAAATTCTTACTGGATGCAACAATAGAAATATCTTTTGACTTGCTATAAACTTCTGCCTCCTTAATCCAAGGCAAATTACTTCCTGATTGAATCAAATGAATTCGTTCATGCTTATCGGCAAGATCTTTATCACAAGTAAATATTGCGGTATAATAATCCAAAAGAACATCATGATTTTCTCGAATCATATCATAGATATTTTCAATTACAACAGGAGACTCACACAACCAAGCAAACCTATTATCAGGAATCTCCTCACTCTCAAACATACCAACAATACCACTGTCTATAGTAACAACAGTATCACAATTTTCCAAGTCCCTAGACCACCTAAAGAGAGTAGGTGTCAGATCAGAGCAAGACGAATGCTCATGATAGAATGGTTCACCGATACATGCTAGTTTATTCATAATATAATCCTACACTTTGCCAATTTATTTTGTCTTCCTCGAAACCCATTTTTCGAAGAGAATCCTTTTTAGATTCAACATCAGATAGTCCCATGAGAATTACAGTATCGTCATTCTCATCTCCGGGCCATGTACAATACGGATAACCCAGAGCACCAAAAGAACACTCGTTCTGTGAATCTAAAACTGTTTGAAATAAAACCTCATGATCAAAACACTCTTGTTCATTATCTCTACTTATATCTATGAGTGTTTTCCATCGCTCTAGAAATTTTCTTGTGTTTTCATTATTCTTAAAAAATATAGGAGATGCTTTTATACCAACCAATTGTGGTATAGCGGAGGCAAATATAATATCCGCTTCGGTATCAAGATTCTCTAGATCAATCATGGGTTTCAATAAGATGGTATCAATATCCAACCAAAGCAGATTATCAGTAAATTTTGACATTTGTTCTAATAGAAATCCAACCTTTCTCCTACAATTCTCTTTGTATGAGCCTAGGCTATCTAAATTCTCTATATGATAATCATACCCATATTCATCAAGTTTAACCTTGAGTCTGTGGTATGATTTTTCGTAATATTTAGATTCGTCTACATCACAATAATAACTGATCACTTTAAAATTCATTATTTTTTACCTATATGGTATTTTGGAATTAATTCCCAATCACTTTTTTCCTTATGTGGAATTATCTTTATTTGTGCAAGACTTGCTTTTGGTAATTCGTCATAATTTTCATCAAGTATTTCCAACAAATCCCATTCTTCTAGAAGACCAACAATGGTATTTCTTCGTTCTAGATCATTATCAGTTATATCAGATTGCAAACCATCCATCAAGAACAATTCCTTAAAATGGAGAATTACATATCGACCACGTTTATGTAAGATATGACATGATTGAAATAGTTTATTTTCCTTTCTAGAGGAAACTCCCATTCTTGTCAATGTCTCTCGTATTTTTAAGAAGTCGTCTTTTTCTTTTATTTCGATCTCTACGCCGTGTCCGTCAAAAATATCTTCCATCTAAATACTCCGTAAATCATAATATACAAAAGTATTTATTTATTTGACTTGCCCATACCCCCTGTATCAAGCATTTGTTTCATCCATTGAACGTCATCTTCGCTTATAAGGTCAAGAATTTCTCGTGCTTTTCTATCAGAATACCCATAAAACTGCTTCACTATATCCAAATTTTCAACAGATTCTCTTCTAAGCCACTTACTATATCTCTTATTCTTTCTTATTGCGTTAAGTAGATAGTCAAACTGCATCTTCTTATCTGTACTAGGAAGGCGATTCATCTCATTTACATAAAGAACAGTATCGATAAAATAAGAAAGGCATCGATTAACTACAAATGGAGTGTACTCCTTCTCGACACTCTCATCTTCTGTGTCGAGAAGGGACTCCTTGGTGTAATTGATCGCATTTAGATATTCACTCAGCTTCATCTGGACGCTTTACTGCGAGTAGATTCTGTGATTGTACAAGATCAAGTGAGTCATCACCCTGCTTATAGAAGCAGCCGGGATCTGTTCCATACTTCCAATAGACATGATCCCCCTCTAGAATATCCTCAATGACATCAGGACCAACAGACACAACCTCACTCCATGTCATCATGTTGTCCGGAAGATCATCAGTATATACAATACCTGCTTCACTAACATGTTTCTCTTTAAACACGGTCTTCACCGCAACCCAATTACCATATGCTTTAAATTTACTCATCTGCTAATATACTCCCATCTTCTACATTGTACATAAAATATTTTGTCATTAATTCAGTATTTGCCAGAATATCCTTTATTGCTGTCAAGTAAAGGAACTCACCACATTCTTTGAACATGGCCGGAAATCCAGCTTCATCTTTTTTATATTCACAATTTGGCTCGTCTGAATGATTAATGAAACCACCAAGAGGTGTTCGTATATATCCATTATCAAACTTAACACTACTCACATGCGAGATACCAAAATCATGGCCCTTCTGCACATCGACTGTTGTAAACAAACCCAAACCATGTATGTCAGATTCCTTTATTGTTACATTATCTGGCAAAGGTTTATATTTCATTTAAATTCACACTCCATCATAAGTTCCACAATACATGCCGTAAGATTAATTTCTTGATCTGCAACAAAGGCAGACTTATATTGATACTCGGCTAGGATCAGAATTGCTTGCGGAATAGACGAAGATTGTACATGGTCATGTAATCCATCATATATTTTTCGGAACAATTCTGACTGAGAGTTGTCTAGATTAGAAACTACCCATTTCCTAGCCTCGGTGAAATTCTTACCCTTCATGGCAGAAGCAAGTTCTTTAACTTGTACCTCACCAACCTGAGAAAGAATACCAACGTCAATTATTCCAGCTACCGAATATCGCTGAAGTTCATTAAGAACCCGCCGGAAATCAGGGAAATACTTAGTAATCAACTGAGCAAGAACAGCATTCTCATACGGAATATTTTCCTCACCAAGTATGTATTTAACCCGCTCCATGAATTGTGAAGCAAGAGAAGGTCTCTCTTCTGAGGGAATACTGAACTCAATGTTAGTACACCTAGAGTGGATTGGGGAGATGATTCGATTTTTGTAATTACAAGTAATAATAAACCGACAGTTGCTTGCAAACTCCTCGATCGCTCCACGGAGCGCAGGCTGGGTGCTCTGCGCGTTACTGTAATCAAACTCATCAAGAATAACTACCTTCTTATTACCACTAAGAGATACAGTACTGGCAAACGTCCGAATCTTGGTTCGAAGTGTATCAATATTACCGTCTTCAGAACAATTGATAAGAATTTTGTCTGCATCAAGTTCATTACAGAGAGCACGAGCAACACTTGTCTTACCACAACCGGCTCCCCCCGTTAGGAGCAGGTTTTGACACTCACCAGACTTTACAATATCATTGAAAGTTGTCTTCAGTGCAATAGGAAGAATACATTCATTAATCGTCGATGGACGATATTTTTCTACGAGTAGACCTTGCATGGTTATCCACTATATTTGCTAGTTGACTCAAGTGCGACCCAGTAAGTCACATCTACAGCGGTGTTGACAAACTCACTAACAATTTTTTCTGTGATATTTACAGTATAGTCTCCGGGAATAAACCTAAGATTCTCAATCTTAAAGTGAAAATCAAACTCTGCCTCAGTGTCATTTACCCCAACAACGATTGCATAATCATTGCTCGTGGGTTCGTTGATATCAATAACAGTAGCAACAATAGTACCATTAACAGATCGTATCGCAAGATCGGGAAGCTGCAACACACTAGCGGCACGCTGAATCTCATTGAATGTTGACTGTGTTAGATTAAATGATATNACAGTATCTGGCATTGTAAGACGCTTCTGCGGAACAGTCAGTAAAGATGGTTCCGAGTAATAATACTTAACGCATGATCCAGTAGAACTTTTAACTAGGACACACTTTTTTTCAAACTCAAACTCCGGATCTTGGAA